CAGTGTACTCCGTGTGAACGCAGGATCTTCGCCCGCCCGGCATCGAACGTTTTGGTATACTACTCTCTTGTGTAGGGGGGTGCGTCATCGGTATACTACTCTCTTGTGTAGGGGGGTGCGTCATTTGACCCACTTTGTAGTAGGGGGCTGGGATTGGCACCTAACTCGGCCAGTGGGAAACGGCCATACCGCCCACAATGCCCTCAGAAGCCTCGGGCTCGGTTGGACACCATCTAGTAGCCCCGATGGGGTCAAGTGCCGCAAATCGTGAGCAGGGCGGCAAGGCGCACGGATTGGTCGGCATGGTGGGCTACTATGCCGACACTACCGAGTCATGGGCATATCGGCTTTATAGCGAGTTTAGTGTGGTTTATCATCCTAAGCTAACCTTGCGGCACAGGAGTTGCAGCCATCGCTGGATTCATTCCGGCCTGAGAACATCGGTCGTTTTGCTTTCTGGCCTTTGCGGCGTCCCCCGTTCCTCTCGTTCGGCCACGGCTTCGTAGTGCGTTAACGATTCCCCGTGTGCGCGCATGGTGCGCCAAGTAGAAAAGTGCCTGTCGCACACTGCACAGTAGTGGTCGTCGCCCACCGAAACTATTTCTTGACGACGATGGGTCTACGCTTTCTCGGCACAAGCGTACGCGCTGCATGATCGGCCACAGCTTCAACTTCACGCATCTTCGCAACCGCGCCCGCTTCCAGACGTTGAGCACGGTTGCCCGTGACCTTCGATCCAGCAACAGGTATAGTCACTGACGGTGATGGGTTAGTTATCATGTGCGGTGCAGGCGTCGATGGCGCAACAGGAGTCGGCGCAACACTACTCACTACTGGGCGCACGGCATCGGCCATCTCCAAACCCGTGACGCTCGCAGCAGGCGCGTCTACAGCTTTGATCTCTGAAGCCTTCGCGAACGGCAGATGAAAACAGAGGGCACCCGCAATGAAGGCAAGGATATGTGTGCCGACGAGCAGTAGAATGTCCATGCGGAAGTCTCCAGTTGATATATATACCAACGCGCCGAGAGTGACAATTCAGTGATATATCGGAAGTTAGAAAGCGTTGCGGTGGCCGCCCCATATGCCCTTAGTGGCATAGTTCCAGCCCGATGTGGCCGTTAGATCAATCGTGAGTCCTGGCGATCCCACTTGCGCGGCCATCGTTGTCGGCGTCACGCCTGATGTCTTGTCGTTCATCTGACACAGATAGATGATCCCTGTGTCCGATGTTGCGGGGGGCGACCAACGCTGTGCGCCAGTCAGTGCGACGTTATACAGGGCGATGCCATTCCATGAGCATGTTGGACCGATATTACTGCTTGGACTGTCTCCGAGCGTAACGAAGCCCACGCCATTGAGTGCGCCATATGCAGTGCCGGTATCTGACTGACTTGCGACGATGGTTCCGAACTCATCGAATATGAAAAGAAGCACTTGTTTTGCGGTGTTATTCCACTCGAAATAAAGGATATGGTCGGCGGTTGCTACTGGCAGTGTCGATATAAGTACCGGAGTCACCGTCGTTGTATGGAGTGACGTTGTGCCAGTCGAATAGCCATGTAAGACCCACGACATGGTGGTAGGACCGGCATTAGTGTGGGCATAAATCTCTACCTTGAGACTAGACCCACTGATGTCCCCATCACTGTCGGTTATGAGATAGGACGCGATGCCTGATGCGGCCATACTCCGAAGGCGATCCGTTGTACAACGGATTTTTCCACTGAAGATGGCCGTTGCAGCGGTGACTCCACTTACCGCAGATGCGGTCGCTGCGTTTCGGGTGCCGCCCGGCGAGATGACATGAAAACGGCCCGTAAACGGATAGCCACAGACCGCGTTGATAACTGCTGGCATCTATGCCGCTCCCGGTTAAAAGATATTCCAGATAGTGCTGTCGTCGATAAACGTATTGAACGCACCGGGAATGATCGTCTGCTGTAACGTACCGGCCGAGTTGTTAATCGTCAGGTTGTTAGTGGTTCCTGTGTTCTTGATTGTGTAGAACTGGCCCAACGCATGGGTTGGCAGGGTGATAACAACAGTCGATGTGCTTCCGTTGATGAAGAGAAAGCCTTGTACCGCTGTCGTCACCGTATATGGAAACACCGCGCCAGAAACGAGAGTCACCACTGGAGCGGGTGCGGCGATAGTCACTGAGGAAATGGCTGTGATGTCGCCAGCCGCATTGACTACGATGGCTGGCACGGTCGTAGCCGTCCCATACGTCCCCGGTGTAATCGAGATTGTGGGACTGTCCGTCACCATCGTCCACGAGTGGGTGCCGTCTGACTCCAGCCACGTTTGTCCGTAGGCAACACCGAGGCACGTTACTGCGGTCGTGACCCCATTGACGTTATCACCCGAGCCAGCGATGACGGTGATGGCGAACGTGGACAGCTTGTTTTGCGGGTCCGACACCAGCAGTTGCATCTTGTTCGTTGCGGCTGGTAGCGTCAGCAGCCGATTGGCCGTCAGCGTCGTGCCAGTGAAAATCTGATAGTCGGTCGCAAGAACGCCGTACGCGGCATTGGCAATGTCCTTGCCGGTTAGCGTAATCTGTGGGAAGGTGTAGTCCCCAGCCGCAGCAGCCACCGCACCCGTGCGTGTGAAAACGCTTGCGACAGCGCCCCCTCCACCACCACCGGCTGTAACCGCTGCGTCCACATATGCAGTTGTCGCTACCTGTGTGTTATCAGTAAGCGGGGTAGCCGTGGGAGCTAGAGGGGTTCCCGTGAAAGTCGGGGATACAGTCGGGGCTCTTGATGTGTCTGTCGGGTGTACGTGGTCTGCACGCGAATATCGCGTGCTAGTACCAACGGCTGCTGTACCATCCACTATCGGTGTTGCTGATGCAGCTTGTCCAAGGACCATTGCCGTAGTGGCAAGCTGCGTGGTATTCGTGTCAACAGCGGCAGTGGGGGCCGCTGGCACTCCCGTGAAGGTGGGCGATGCTATTGGTGCGCGCGTGGTATCTGAAGCGTGTACGTGGTCGGCGCGAGCAAAGGTAGTGCTGACGCCCACTGCTACTGAGCCATCCATGACTGGGTTGGCAGTAGCAGCCTGCCCTATTACCATCGCCGTTGTAGCAACCTGTGTTGTATTAGTCCCAACCGCTGCTGTTGGGGCCGCAGGCACTCCAGTAAATGTGGGTGATGCAGTCGGGGCACGACTCGTATCACTTGCATGTACGTGGTCTGCACGCGCATAACGTGTAGAAACACCAACTGCTACCGAGCCGTCCATAACGGGACTAGCCGATGCGGCTTGAGCCAGCACCATCGCGGTCGTGGCAAGCTGTGTCGTGTTGGTATCTACAGCAGCGGTCGGAGCGGCCGGGACGCCTGTAAATGTCGGAGAGGCTGTCGGTGCAGCGCCCGTGACTTCAGAAACCGTGTAGTCACCAGAGGTTGCCACTACTGCACCTGTGCGCCCTAAGACGCTAGTCACGGTTTCGTAGTTGTCTACTTTATCCCAGACGGCACCATCGAAAATCGCAAGGTCTCCAAGATGCCAGTTGGTATTACCGTCCAGTGTCGTACTGCCCGCCGTACTGACTTTGTAGAAAAAGCCTTTGGTACCAGTGCTGCTGACAAGTGCGGGACTGTTGGCGTTAGCATCCCATGTCCCTTGATACTCAAGAGCGCCAACAACGGATGCCGGAAGCTGTGCGACGGGAACATGACCACCGCTGTCAAGTGAGGCCACACCGCTTGCCGCTGCAACCTCACTGTCAAGCACATAGCGTGCGTCCGCTGCTGTCTTAGTGTAAGCATCGGTGATGCCATACCCGGCGACCGTGGTCGGGGTAGTGGATACATCAGACCAGGGGAACGGACCAGCAATCGCGGCGTATCGAGCATCACCGGCCGTTTTCGTGTAAGCATCAGTGATGCCGTAGCCCGCAACAGTTGTTGGAATGCTCGCCAACTCTGCGAAGGTGTAATCGTCTGCGACTGCAACCACAACGCCAGTGCGCCCGAAGACGCTATCGACGGCCCCACCGCCACCAGCCGCAGCAGCCGCAGCGTCCGCATAGGCCGTAGTTGCTAGTTGAGTGTTGCCAGTAAGGGGAGAAGCTGTAGGAGCTTCAGGGATTCCCGTGAGAACAGGAGACGCAATCGGCGCACGGCTTGTATCACTCGCGTGTACGTGGTCCGCGCGTGCAAACCGCGTACTGACACCCACAGCGGCAGAGCCATCCATCACTGGAGTGGCAGACGCCGCTTGTCCAAGCACCATCGCAGTAGTCGCTAACTGTGTGGTGTTAGTATCTACCGCAGCCGTAGGGGCTTTGGGATCGCCAGTTAGTGTGGGCGATGCTATCGGTGCGTATGTGCTTGCGGCTGTCGCGGCAGTAATAGCGTCTGCAATTCCGTAACCGGCCAACGTTGTCGGCGTGGCACCGATCTGTGCAAAAGAGTAATCGTCTGTTGCGGCGACAACAGCGCCCGTACGTCCGAAGACACTTGCAACTGCTTCGTAGCTGCTAACCTGATCCCACACGGTACCGTCGAAGATCGCAAGATCGCCAACGTGCCAGTTATTGTTGCCGTCAAGGCTGGTGGTGCCCGCTGTTGCGACCTTGTAGAAAAATCCTTTGGTGCCTGTGCTGCTTACGAGTGCGGGTATGTTCGTGGTAGCATTCCACGTCCCTTGATATTCTAGTGCCCCGACGACTGAAGCCGGAAGTTGCGCGACAGGGACATGCCCACCACTGTCGAGCGATGCTACACCGCTCGCTGCGGCTACTGTGCTATCGAGGACATAGCGGGCATCCGCAGCCGTTTTCGTGTAAACGTCCGTGATGCCATAGCCAGCAATGGTTGTGGGCTCGCCCGATACATCAGCCCACGGGAACGGACCTGCTATCGGTGCATATGTGGTTTCGGCTAGAGCGGCAGTCAGCGCATCAGCAATGCCATAGCCCGCAAGCGTCGTCGGCGTGTCTGCAATCTCTGCAAACGTGTAATCATCTGCCGCTGCAACAACAACACCTGTACGGCCGAATACGGAGTCTACATCACCACCGCCCCCAGGAAGTCCCTGAGTCCCACACGTAATAACCGCAACCTGACCCGGTGCAGTTGGGATCACAGTTACAGAGAGCGTGTGGGCAACCGGACTGACCTCAATAGCTTCGATTGCTTCAACACTAACCGTTGTGTTTGGCGTGACAAGCACAGACTCAATGGGCAGCGGCATTAGCGGGATGTCCGCTGGCGAACGCGTGCCTTACCAAACATGAGGTATTGAGACACCCCGCCGATGATGACCTGAATATCCCACTCCCATATACCAATGGGCAGCGTTGCCGTAGTGCCCGAGGGAATGAGTGGGACAATGGTCCCGGCTGCACCACCACCAGTGATAGAGCAGGGGGATACAGTCAGGTCCAGCAATACCGCAGCATTGGTGTTAATGCGCCGAATCTGACATTTGAACGTGGCACCCGTCAGATTCACGAGAACTGTTTGGGCTTCATCGCTATAGCAGGTCCAAGTTTCAGAGAACGTAGCGCCCGCGTCGATAACGAGGTCGTAGTAACCGGCTGCCATGTTCTAGCTCTCCTCATCCTGTTGTTGTGATTCGTCTGCGTATTGCGGACGGTACAAGGCTTCGACAAACTTTGTATCAGCGGCATCCCACAAGTCCTGTGTAGGTCCGCTGCACTTTGCGCGATAGGCTGCAACCATTGCGGGAATGTCAACCTTCGGCTTGCTATTCGTCTGACGCTTCACGGTCCCTGCGTTGTTAGAGAGATGCAAAACGGGGCACCCGTGAATGAGTGCCCCGCGAAACGTTTACGTGTCCTGCATTGTCAGTGGCCGTTTTGAGAGAACGACCAAACTCCTGTCGTGCTCTGGTCTCTAACCAGAAACGGGATCAAGCCAGAAGCATAGGGTTACTGGCCTTGCACCACGACAGAACTAACCATCGGTCCTATGGCCGAGAGGGTTAGCGGGAAAAAGAAGAGTGGCCGTTTTTACGCATTCAGAACGGCCAAACTGAGGACTACGACTACCATCCCCATATCCCGAAGGAGTGGGGCGAACACACCTAAGCTGCGAACTTAGGTGAATCTCGGAGCGCCAGCGCCGCAAGCCGCTCGGCAACGACGGCATCATGGCTTGCGTGCAGAGCAACAATGTGGTCCGGTGCGCCGTGCGCCTTCGCTAGTTCGCCAGTGGTTGCACGTCCTTGCTGTCGTGCGTGCTCTACACACCCTGTACATGCGAAGTCTGCACCGTGAGCGGGGCGTCGATCTATGGGTAAGGCGGTAAGGTCTACCACCATGCAAGCAGCCTCACTACGACCACAGGCGCACCGTACACGATCCATTGGTGCATGTTGGCCGAGATGGTGAAGGCGTTTGCCTTCCCACACAGTCGGCCCTATTGCGAGTCCCGAGACCGGATCGACAGGTGCATCGGGAAACTTGCTGGGGTGATAGGGGTCGTTTGGGCTAGGAAGGGGCATATACCGTTAGGCTCATAATGTCTGTTGGATTTGGGGTCTTCGATGCGTAGTTCGTGCCCGACGTAGTTGTAGACCATGTTATTGTATTGGTGCTGTCGTTGGTTACATTCACCAAACGTCCCACAGCACTTGCGGACCCCCCAGTTCCGGTGTAGGAAGCCGATCCCATACGCAATCGAATCTCCGTAGTAGATGCGGGCAACCCGGATACCGCAAGCAGGAGGGATGCGGCTACCGTAGTGGTGGTAGACCCAACCGTGCCGGTGGTCAAGACGGTGCTTGGGCCAGCCGTCCATGTTGATCCGCTGTTAACTGAGTAATCAATGTATGCCGTAACGCTGCCTACACCCGGATGAAAGCCAACTTCAACAGTCACAATCTTGGCCGATACCAACACCGTGTATTGGTCATTGTATGCTGGCAGATTCGCGCCAAGGGAGACAGCGGTCCCGTTTCCCGGCGCATTTACCGAGTTTCCGCCCGCCGCATTAGCGACGCGAGCAGTTAACACAGAGGTTGGTTGCGCGAGCCGCGCCCGTACAACCAGACCGGAGGTCGTTATCGACGCGGTGCCACTTTCGTCCGTCTCAGTGCTGGTTGCGCTGTACGCCGTTGTGTTACCGGACTGTGCGATGATCTGTGAGTCCGTTCCCCAGAGTGAGCGGATTTCGTGCGTCGTGCCCTGATAGAGTGTAAGGCTGGGGAGATTCTGATAGGCGTTGGGAAACGTCACCGTATCGCCGTGTCGCTGTAGGAATGTTATTGTTCCCTTTATGATTGGTTTGGCACCCGCGCCATCATCCGCAAGACCCGCAGGGGGCAAGTAGATAACATTGTTGTTAGTGTCAACAGATGTCGAAAGCACCCCGACGATCTCCGATGAGAATGGGCCAAGGATTAACGGTGTTCCAGCCGAGCGCACGTCTCCCGTGGTTACGACAAATGGTGTGACAGTGTAGGTATGTGCGTTATTGAGCGAGAGTTTCATCGGAGACGACGAACCAAGTGCCTGAAGCATGGACGTGCCGCCATCCGTTGCTACCCAAAGCTCCATATGGTCATAGTACGCCGACGTAGGAACTGTAAAGGCGATGGATGCAATGTTGACCGGCATAATCAAACTCTGCTCAACCGTCATCGTGGCCGCGATGGTTGGGCACACAAGCGCCTGAAGACCCTGCGCGCCTGGACCCGATCCAACAGACGAAAGGCTATTGAGTCCTTTTACCAGCGCCACAATAAACTTGTTGCCCCACAGATTCTTACCGACGATAACTCCCATCGCTGTCTGATTCCCAACAACCGGAAAGCCAGTAATGGTGAGACCATCAGCCGATGCCGAGCCGTTGAAGTCGGTATAGTCATCTGTGATGATGCTGACTGTATCGCCCATGTTCAACCACGGGTATGACAACACCGTCTCGACATTCCATAGCCGTTTGCCGGTGCTCCATGCAGCCGTGAGCATCCCACCAATTACTGCGGCCTCGATGCCAGTCGAATCATTCCACTTACAGGTCTCGTCCGGTAGCTGGTAGACATCATAGATGTTGGGTCGCCCCCAGACTGCTACCGCATTCAGATCATTGAAGATGTTGATAGCAGCAAAATCCTGAGTAGCGAGATCGTAACCATATTTCACTTCAATGCTGGGGATTCGCTGATCTGCACCAACAGTTGGGGTGAGACTGACTATCGTCCTATCGTCCCACACAATACCCGAGTTGGATGATCCCGCGCCGGGATAAATGGGAATGAAAGCGATTTGGCCGCGAATCCACGCCACGGCACCGCCGCAGTGTAGCGCAACCTGAGAGAGATAATCCAGCGCCTTGTTATACGTCTTATCCGTGTTGTCGTTCGTGATAACCCGATCCGTTGTGGTTGCGCTCTGTGTATTCGTCGGGATTGCGCCACGAAATCGGGACGGGACAACAGCCTGATTATTGATTATGTCGGTGTAGACTTCCGCGAAGGTCTGCCCGGCATAGGTGATGTCCTGACGTGTGTAGACCTGGCTTTGAATCTGGTACGTATCGCCTACGGCTGGGTGCGTCATTGCCATAGTGCCCACTGTGTTCGTGGCCGAATAATAATTCACGCAGTTGACGATGAAGACGTGTTCTGCGGCTGTCGCCCGTATCTCAGAGTGATTCAGTGGGTTGTACCATGCTTCGCCCACAGTGTTAGTGTCAGGCTGGGCAACAATCTGAAACACCTGCCCCTTTGATGTGCCGGTGATGCCAAAGAAAAACATACCAACGAGATTGATACCAGCGAATGGCGTACCATTAACGACAATGACTGCAAGGTTGCTGTTGGTGAAGCCACCAAACGAAACACCACCATATACAGAAACACCGCCCGCACTAATAGGCGCACAGGCAGCACCGGGCGTTGGGTAGATGTAGCTCTGTGATGCTTGAGGAATCGCTGTAGTGAGGCGGTCCAATCCCGAAGTAAACGTCATGGATTCGACGCCATCTTGCGGGTTGCGATTCTCTAGCCGATAGCTATTGAGGAAGTAGCGAAGGCCACTGACGCGATCCACTGCATAGACGTGGGCCTCAATCTCACTTGCGGCATTCTGAGACACGATCCGCGTGGCAAGGTCTCGGTAGTCTTTCGGCCCCGCACGCAACATATCGAGCTTTAATTCACCGATCTCTGCGGTCCCATCTACAGGGTCTAGCGTCTCGGTAGCATCAAACTCCTGCATGTAGCCGAAGGTGGTATAGGTCGTCTGTGCCACCATCATCCACGAATACAGCGTCGGCGTTGCAAAGTAGGGTGATGCGGAAGTCAGGGTAGCCGTAAGCTGATAGTAGGCATAGAGTGCATCGCCTGAGAGGACTAGCGTCGGAACATTGTTGATAGTCCGCATCACGCCCGCAGCCGTGCAGATGTCACCATCCAGCACCGTGCCTATGGTCGTCCATGCCCCGGTGATACTTGAGTTAGACCCCTTCAGCACATAGCTGATGGACGTGCCGCCCGGCCCACTATCAGAAATCTGTATCTCGACAGGTGCGGTCGGTGCAGTCCCAACGTTCGGACCACTCGGATACATCTCTATCGCCGCAACCTGCGTCCCTGTGGCGGGATAGACGGTAGCCGTCAGGGAGTGATACGGCTGCTCCCAGTTGTACGTGGGATTTTGTGCGCGTGAGGCCGTGAGCACTTGCTTTGATCGGCCCCAGTGTCCCATGAGCGTGCTAGATCCCCCGTACGGGACTGCTGTACCGCCGTAGCCGGGAATTGCACCCGTCGCTAAGGTGCCATCGCCAGGGTTGTTGTTGGGATCGAGCGGGGAACCACCAACAATCGTGGGCGGATATGGGCCACCGCTGCGGGACTGCCCGTTGGATTGCCAGAATTGCGTATAGTCGAATGGCCCCGTTGCACCGCCCGAGTTAGCGCCACACAGGAAGGATTGCGCTGTGTAAGCATTCGGACCCTGCGGCAACAGCCCCACAGAGAAGCCGCGCGGAATGTTGGGGATGCTACAGACCGGATACCCCGAAGAGGAGTTGACGGGGGATGTCCCGAACTGTTCGGTACCGGAATTAGTACGCCCTGGCCCGCTACTCGTTTGAAACTGACCGGGATCTACGATGATCTGCTTTCCGCCGAGCCACTCCGCAAAAATAATTTGGTACAGTACGGGGGCACCTAGTCCGATGGTGTAGCCGGGAATGTTAAACGGCGTGCAGAGTGGGACGCGATTCCATGAATCATCAAAGGTCGTTACTTGAACCTGAAACGATCCCGAACTTGTGAACTCGGTACTAAGGATGAGTGCAACCGTAACAGCGTCGAGTGTGATAGGCTGATTGCCGAAAGTCCCAACGGCCGGAAACCAATCAATCCACTGCACCACGGGACCGGGTGATGCGGCTGCATCTCCGAATGTCTGTGAGACTGTATAGCTGCCCACTTGACTGAAGACAACCGTACCCGCGCCGGGTGCGTTTGACTGGAGAAGGGTGACGGGTCCGTCAGGATTGGATACGACGTGTGTCTGACTCGTATTCGGACCCGTCCAATCACTATTGGAAATCAATCCTACGGAAGTCTGGACCCCGACAATATCTGCTTCCAAATCTATCGTAGGATTTAAGCGGAGCGCCGCGCGCTGAATGGCTGCGAGGTTTCCAGTGCTATCTTGGATGCGGGCTTGTGTCATGTTAATTCGTCACTAATGGGTATGCCTCTTCTAACTTCAACTCAATATGCCGGAACACCGGATCTGCGACCGGATCATAAGTTGTTTGACCATTGAGTTGATAGAGGCGCATGAGACCGGAGAGCACCGTCGAAGCGTCGTTGATACACACCCACCACGGAGCACCCAGACGCAGGAGCGTCCGCACATTCGCATCAAACGCGACATACTCGCTGTCTTCTAGGTCCAGCTTAATGTCTAGCTCCGCATAGTTGAGCTTCCGCGACATCACACGCACACCAGCACGGGAGACTTTATTCTGCTGCACGTCCATGCGTGTCCGATAGTCCAGTGCAGCCGGGGCCGTGACGTACTCGGGAAAGTAGAAGCCCTTGCCTATGTACAGGCCCGTAACCTGCGGAGCAATGCCCGAGCCAAGCGCGGGAATGTAGAACTCCCAGTAGCGTGCGGAAACAGGTGTGAACTCGGCCCACCACACATTCTCAACGGTCGTCGTCCCGCCTGTCGCGGTCGGCAGTGCCCCGTTCGCAATGGTAGAAGGGACCGTGGCCGTCAGTGCGGTGGTAGACGTAGACCAAGCATTCGTCGAGTAGTTCACCTTTACTGCGGCACCCGCAAGGTTGTGCCCGCGATCCAGCACCACCATCGACATAGTGACGGCAGCCCCGCAGTCCACCTGAATGCGCCGGATGGCGTTGGCAGTGCTACAGGTCCACGACGTTAGATCGCGAAGATTATCCGCGATGCGCCACACATCGTTACCAGGGATTGTGTCAGTGGTCGGCGTGTCTGTTGAATCCACAACGCCCACCAGGTAGCCGGGGTGCAAAACCGTCGAGTCAAAAATGTTGTCGCTGAGAATTAACGGAGCAGACATTAGCCAACCTGTGATATGGGTGCGTGTGTCTCTAACCCTAAAAAATGAGCGGCACCTTTTCAGGGGTGCCGTTCGCAACTGCAATGTTGCATATCTTCAACACTAACGGCTATAAGGTTGCATATATGCCACCTTAATGAGCCCATCTAAGGCGGTTGATAGCTACCAGAATCCTAGCATGACTGTCCTACCGACGCTTGCCTACACCGAGGGAGCGGGAACCTCGCGGCGCACTTCACCCCAGTCCGTAGCTCCTGCGGGGAAATCGCTTGGGGCACGTCCCTGGTCGAAACCCACGTCCGCATCCTTATCAAATCCCACATCGTCCGTGTCCGTATCAGGGAGTTTGCCCCAATGGTCGGTCGTCTGGGACGGATTACCCAGCTTCGTTTTGTCAGCCATGTTAGCGTCCGCTCCGACCGAAGATCAGCCATAGCAGAAGGCAGAAACAGAGAAACCCAAAGCCGATGTACATACTACGACCTCCAATGATGGTTAGAAAAGTCCATGCCGTAGCCGAAGCCGTGCGCCACGTACAGAAACACCGCGAGGATAGCCAGGGCTTCCACGGCATACTTGAATCGGGGGTCCATCTCTACCGTACGATGAAAGACAGTGAGCAACACGCCCACAACCACAAGCACAACGATTAGCGAGCCCACAAGGATTGCCCCCTGTTGTTGAGATGATGAAAGCGGCGAGACTTATTTGACATCAGTCGTTACCAGACAGCTACTTGACAGCAATCGTTACCTGATCGAAGTCCATGTGCGTCGTAGACTTTTGGACCCCACCATAGACCGAGCGTGACACATACTGGTCTGTTTCATTCCATGTACTAGCATCCGTCACACCTGTAGCCTTTGCAACGAGCTTCCCATTGACAAAAAATGAGACAGAACTGGCACTCAGATTGCCGGAACTGACAATCAGCACTTCCTCCTGATCCCATGCCCCACTGCCCGATAGTACGCCGGGCAATGCCATTGCAGCCGTGGCGGGAATGGTTCCTGACTTCCCCGTCAGATTATTGTCAGGGATATTGGCGTCGTCAGCACCTTGGAAATTGAGCCCAATGATCGGGGTTGGACTGAAGTAACTAAAGTCCATCCACGACATGATGGTGAGATCGCCACTCGGGCCTTTTGGAGCCCATGCCTTACTATCCAGGCTATTCATAATCGACTGAATAGCGGGGTAGGGCTTACCAGCCGCTTGTCTCTCCAGCCAACTGATGTAGTATGTGCCGGTCCCGCCTGCGTGGCCTGTGTACATTCCCCACGCGGGATCGTTCACCTGTCCTGCGGGGAACATCACTCGATAGCCGCTCTTTTGCGGGTCTGTGTTCGCGCTGCCATCAGGATTCTTCGCACCAGCGGCAAGTCCGATAGTTCCCGTTGGCGGGCCGTTCTTTGACCACGTACACGGCTTCGGCCCACCAAAGGCGACAGTTGCAGGGCTACCAGCAGTCCCACCAGTCATCGTCATCGCAGTGACGGGGCCTGTTTGACAAACAATCGTCATGCCTGTGGGCATGTTGGTGCCAGTCACAACGGGCGGGGGATTCGGCAGTGTGTCGGGGGGCGGGGTAATAGCTTTCGGAAGGACGGTCAGTTGCACACTACCGCTTACTGTCGTCCCCTGCACGACTCCATAGATTGCCGTGGTCCCTGGTATCAGGGCAACAATGGGAATCGTTGCGCCCGGTGCCTTTGACCATGTGCCATAGTCCAGCATTGTCGGACTGGTGCGTGCAGCAACCGTTGTCACAGTCGTGGCGAACCAGCAAGACTTACAGTACGTCTTGACGCCAGCCGTCGAGGTATACACCGCCGTGGGGTGTACTGTGTCGCCAACTATAGTGGTTGCAGGGACGCCAATGATTGTAAGCGTTTGTGCAAAGGCAGGCTGTGTGGTGCAAGCACTCGCCAGGGCTAGAGCGATTGCGCCTAGCCATGCTTTGATACGCATTATGGACGAACCTCGATGACGGGTTGGTTGTGATGATGATGGTGGCGATGGACGAAACAGCTTGAGACGAGGACCAGGGTTATGATCCCAACGACATAGCTAAACATTTTACGGGGAGTAGTCATAAGAAAAGCTCCGTGGTTAGGTGAAAAGGCCAGCAAGGGCCGACCCAATCGAATCACAGACTGCTTCAGCCTGATTGTTGTCAGTAGGTTGCGCGCCCGCGTCGATTAGAACAGCGTGTAGCCACTCATGCCAGAGGGCTTGGCGCATCGCAGCGGAGTTGATTCCATCACACAGACAAATCTCACGGTCCTTCATCTTCCAGTGTCCCATGAGCGGTGTTCCTTTCTTGTCCTTCAACTTCTTGACTAACCGCACCGGCACATCCCCAAGAATCGTGGGCATGTGCTTCGGTATACCACGCGGGAACTTCACAACCCAACTCCTGATTAGGTGGCTACATGCTAACGCGAACTCTAAGCGGCTACCTGAGTCTTCAGTTTGTGTGGACAGACTTTGCCGTAGCGTTGGGCACAGTTGCAATTCCAGCACAGTATTTCATATCCATTCTTCGGCCAGCCGCGCTTTTTTAGATCGTGATAGACTGAACAGGAACTAGAGAGACTACGGCGATGTGCAGCGCCCGTACCACCGATATGCTCTAGCGTCAAGAATGCCTCTTCTGTTTCTCCGCAGCACGCACAAACACGCCCGTAGGCGTCTAACAACTCCTGCCGCAGTTTCTTGCGATAGCCAGAAGCCCGCGCCTTTAATCTTTCAGCGCCGTTCGCGTACCGCCTCACGCTCAGTGCTTTGATCTTTGTGGGGTTCCGCTTTCGATAATTCTCAGAGACCACGGCGTCAGCGGCGCGGTGCTCTGCGGCTTGTGACGATTCGTGACGCCGCCAGCGTGCATAGTGCGTAGAACACCGATCCCGAGCTAACATCGGACGATTACAGCCATCAATCATGCAGACGCTAGGGCCTTTAGTCATTAAAGGGATACCCTGACGGGCGCGTTGCGGTCATCGAGCCGTTGCAGCCCCGTGCGAGCTTGCGAAAGCTGTTTCCCACTCATGTCTTTCTGTGTGATGACCACTTCGACAGTGGCGTGGCTGTTGCTCTGTGCGGAATTGCGCGCACCGGCATTCGTGCTGTAGCTTCCGCCAGTCGGCGGGTTGCCACTGCCGGGAGATCCACCACCGCCCCCTCCGCCGCCACCCCCGCCACCACCACTTCCGCTTAGAGAGAGAAGCCCGACAGCCGCATCAACCAGAGCTAAGCCTGCGGCAAGCTCCGGGGGATTGGGGGGCCATACAGAGTCCGCGATCTTCCCGGCCGCCACCGCTCGATAATACGTGCCCCAAATCTGGGCCTCGTTCATCACGAGACTTTTAATCACCCCAAACGCCTTAGAGCCGCCCTTATCTACATGATCGAGTATTGAAGTGGTTGAAGACAAAGCCCTGTTGAACATCTCTTGATTGATGCGGGCAGAATTAGCATTCTGCGTCTGCTGCGCTGCCGCCTTAGCGTCGGCATCCGCCGCCTGTTGTTTTGCTTGGGCAAGCCGTATCTCTGCGGCATACTCTTGATTGATAAGGGCAATGCTGGCTTGCAGGTTAGCTAGATCCTGCTTTGTTGCCGTGCCAGCCGCCTGCTGCTTTTGATATTCTGCTGTCAAAGCGGCTTTGGCCTTATCGAAGCTCGCATTAGCAGACGCAATAGCCCGCGTGTACTCTTCCGCGTCTTCCTTCAGCTTCGCGGCTAATTCTCCTCCAGGCCCTTTCGATTTACTCCCTTTCGGGACAAGGGTAGTAGCATCGTCGTTCAATTTCGCAATGGTGGCGATGATGTCGGCCTGAGACTTGGCGCTGTCGATGTTACGGTCTTGCTGCTCGACTGCCTTTTCACCTATGTCGTCAATGGCTTTCTCTACGGCCCGTGCGCCCTCTTCCACAGAGAGGCCCATCTGTTCAAACATTCTTTTCGTGGCTTCTTCAATCGTCGCAAGCTCTTTCTTCGCTTGCTCCAGCCCTTCCCGCGCATGTTTCGCGTCGTCACCACCGTGTATCTGGTCCTGCAAGTCAAACGGCATATCGTGAAACTGCTTGCCTTGCGTACCGCCCTGAGCAGTCAGTGCCGCGCCCTGTGCAACGAGTGTATCGAACTTCGCCCTATGCGCCGCGATATTTTTCTCAATGGCTGTTGTTTGGCTGGTAATGCCTGCGGTACGGGCATCCTCTGCGATGCGCGATAGTTCGACGATGGCTCGCTGTTCCTTTAGTGCATCGCTGCGAAGATCATCACCTTCTGTCGCGAGTTGCTGATCCCGTGCGCCGTCGCGGAGAGCCGCATTATTTCTCAACTCACCGGCAATCGTTGTGTCAAGCCGTGCTTCTTTACGGAAGGCATGATAGGCCGCAATCATCCCCATGACATCAGTATTGCTCGCAGCAAGGCCAAGAAGAGCCCACGGCGATGTGGCGGCCTTGTCCGCGCGGTCCTTGTCTATTTGTGCGGCCATGCTCTGAGCCGACGCAAGATCCTGCACGGCATCCCCCATCTTCAGGATGCGGGCGGTTTCCTTATCCATCGCCGCAACAATCTTGGCGTCTTCTTTTTCCCAGTGCTCGTATAGCCGTCCGATGGCGATACCAAGGATGCCCACCGCTCCAAGGAACGGAACGCCCATCATAAAGGCGGCTTGTCCTGCTGCACCCGCTATGGTAGCGAGACCACGGCCGAAGACATCGCCCTGTGCAGCCATCATGTACAAGCCGCGCGAACCCGTCTGCGTAAAGCGGTTGATGGACTGCTCGGACATCCCAATGCTGCCATTGAAATTGCGGACGGTGGAATCCAAGTTCCTCATCTGCTGCTCAGTGGCCCCGATCCCGATTAGCCATTCCTTCTCTGCGGCTGCGGCAGCCTGAAACCCGGCGACGGCATCTTTGTTGGTTGTATCAATGGTTGCGCCAAGCTGCTTGAGAGCGGTAAGGCTAGAAGCAACTTCCGCCTTGAGTGATGACGCATCACCACTGATGACAACGGTAGTCGCAGCGCCAGAGGCAGCAGCCATGAGCGTTACCAGTTAACGTGAAACCTCTTCCTCGTCGAGCGTGGAAATAATCCGGCCTATTACCGCAAGGGCCTGATGGAATTGAGGATCGGCGAGTCCGGGCTGTGGCAGAGTGGGGTGTTGCTTCAGCATCGAGTATGAGGCCAGCCACCGCTGAATCACTGAGTCAGCGACGACATAGCTCCACGGACAGCGATACGCTGCAAACGCCTTCGCTATCGGCCCCATCGAAATCATTGTAGGAACAGCACGCGGCGGATCGCCGTACCCTTTTAGACTCCGGTCTTTTGGGCAGCAGTCGGCGCAGTAGCGGGAATCGTGGTCGCGCCAGCGGGGGCTTCTGCCGAGTCGAAGGGCAAATTTAACTTTGTCTCTTGTTCCGCAGACACAATGGTGCGAGACAACAGGGCCTCGTATGTCGTGCGAATGGCTGCAATGGGGAGTGACCGCAGATGAACCTCTGATTTCGTCTCAAAGGGCACTTCTATACCGTCCGCGCCCTTCATTGTCAGACCGTCGATTCGCAAAAGCTGTTGACGGACCAACATAAGTGCGGCCTGATTGATCTTGCCCGCAGAATCGGGAAAGGTATCAGCCCATGTGGCTAGTGTGGCCGCGTCGAGGGGTGCGACGACAGCAGCAACACCGGGAAGTCCAGCCTTGTCGAGTGGTACAGACATCTCGGCTGGTAGAACGTTTAGGATAAAAGGCATTGTACTCGGGTTATGGGGATGACCACTTTGACAGAGTGGCCGAACTGCCCGCCTGTACGCGGCGAGTTAGCTATTGTCTCGGCTGATGACGTACACTTGACGGGGCTGGCATGACCAGCATGATTCCGGTGTAATTGAATGAGCGCCGGAACTCAGACGGGAACAACTACCTTGGAGACGTGCTGCGGCGTCACCCGCAGTATAGGACAGCCCAAGGAATTAGAAGGTGCGGTGTTCCGGTGCCTTAGTCGCCGGTACCCGTGTCAGAACTTCGCTGACCACAACTGCGTGAGTCTTACGCAAACTTGACGGTGAAGGCGTTGTTGGTCGCTGGTGCGCTGTCGTACATTCCGCCTTCGATGGTGACGATCATCGTGCCCTTATCATTGCCGTACTTCACTTTCTCAATGTGGGCATTCGGGGAAGTCCACGAAATCGCACCGATGTACTGGGTGCCAGGGATCGCCCATGACAGCGTTGATCCCGAGTTTGCGATCTGTGCGGCTTCAAAGTCGATTGTGGCAACAAGCTCCATCTCTAGCACAATCGTATAGGCTATCTTACGGTCACGAATGCGTGCCGGAAGGATCGACGCAGCCACGTTGAGTGAGCCACGCGGGCCAGTGGTGGTGTTCGTCATTGAGGCTTTGAAGCTGCGGATGATGCCAGCCGAGAAGCCATCAATCGACAGTGCGACGTTAGAACAGACGGGCGGCACTGCCGAGCCATAGGCGAAAGCCGGGGTAGCAAGAATCGCCACATCGGTTGCACCAGAGTAGATGCCCTCAACACTGGCATCTATAATGAGTGGCCCACCAGACGCCATGTCGAAGTCAACCTTGCTGGTTGTCCCGCCTAGAATCTTGCGGAGCGAACCATCGACATAGTAATACAGCGTCGCAGTCTTTGCGCCTGCAGCGAGCGGCGCATATGACACGGACTCTGAGCCACCAGTCGTAACAAGCGTCTGAGCGAGACCGGAAGCCTGCAAAATCGGGTCAAATTCAGGAAGGTTGGTTGCACTATACGCCGTACCAGCACGGGTGCCCCGCGCGTGAAACTTCAACGGCCATGCAGCCCAACGGCCCAAAGGCTGAAGGGGCGGACTCGCTTGAATAGCCGCACCAACTATGAGCTTCGGCCGTTCCGTGTGGAAAGCAAAATCCCCGCCTGGATCAGCGATGGGCTCTAGCAAAAGAATGGCATCACTGCTGGCGGTAGTGACGGTAGGCACCGCATCAGTGCCGATGGTCGTTTCAATCTTCGCCAGCGCCATAGCGATCTGTGTCGTGCGGTCCCCGGCCATTTGTGTATCTCCTAAAAGTGTATGGTTTGGCTACGCCGCGATGGCGCGGGGAGCTTGAAGCAGTGGAAGTGTATTTAGAACTAAGGCGATAGGTCACGAACCATCAGAGTCATCGTAATGCGACCGTTAGAGACCGCACCGTATACGTCCTGATGGCCGTACTCTGTCGTCTGCTTAGGTGCCGAGAGGATTGCAACGCCGTTCCGAATTGCGTGTGTCCCGTGGCCCGGCTCAATGAGCAGATAGTGCGTGATGGCTTTCATAGCGGCTCTCAGCGTGTATGCTGTGCTGCGGGCTGCGGTAAAGTCCTGTGGATCGCGGACAAAGTAGTCAACCACTACTTCAAAGGACGCATCACGGACGGCCCCACTCGGGAACGGCTGACCTTCACCCGTTGCCGCTTGGCTGACTGTCACAGTCATGCGCGGTCCCGCTGCTAGATCCTCTTCGCGCACCTTGAGAACGTTATCAGCGACGGTGAGGACTGCGGCCACCAGGGGCGGAATTGTGTCAGTGCTGTCGAATGTGGCCGCACTAAGCTGGGCATTCACGCCGACCGTACCGTCTAACAGTGCCGCGCCGAGTGCGCGGGATAGCTCGATAATCATTAGAGCACCTTCGCAGCGACGTACAACTGAGTGACGTTGACGCCAGCAGTCGTGATAACGTATTTCACAAGGCTCGGGATGCCGTCTACGATAATCAGGTCGCCATCCGCGATCCCGACGAAGAGGGTAGTAGGCACAGTCAACAGTGTGATGATGTCCTGATAGTCCGCGCCTGCGGCTTCAGCTTCCCGTTTGTCGTACGTGTCAAAGATCCCGCGTCCAATCTGCCCTTTCCAAACAAGTGCAACTGAGAAGACATCGGAAGTCATCATAGACAGATCATCGTCGCCAAACATTACTTACCCCCAGTGTGGCGCTGTGTCTTTGGGCTGGTCGGCGTAGGTGGGGCTGGCACATCCACGATGTTATCCGCCAACCAGATAGCTGCTTGATTATTGTCAACCTCGCACACCATGCCCGCAAAGCGGGGAGACCCATCGTACACCCGTCCTTGTAGAAAGCGGACTAGCATCGGGGGTCTCCAGTTGGGGATGGTAAAACAAATGACCCCATAGCTTTTGACGGCTATGGGGCCGGTACAAACTTCACAACAGCAAGCTACCTGTTACGGGAGCACGTCAGCGTAGAACGCAAACGACTCGGGGTGCCGCACGTTGATGTCCACCAACTCAAACGACGTGACTTGAATCAAGCCCTGTCGCGCAAGCGTGAGGGGGTCAGCGATTAGCTCCATGATGCCCCAGTGACCGATAATCAACTGATCCCACGCACCGAAAAAGAGGTACGAGTTACCAGTCGTGGTGCCGACCGTGAGAGCCGACGAAACCTGCTTCGTCGCATACGCGGGGTAGCCGTTCATCTCTCCGACCTGCATTGAACCAACCTGCCCGTATGGGCCTTCCCAAATGGGCATAGCGATGGTGTTGCTCAACTTCGCGGTCTGCTTGAGGCGCGAGCGAACCGTGGGGTTCGTCACGTACGCAAGCGGGCCAACAGAGGCGTTGCTATTCGCAACCGCCTTTTCCATATTCACAACGTCTGCCCACGTCGGCAATCCGCCCTGACCGGAATCAGCGGCAACCGTCAACGCCTGCACACTCGTAATGGAAACCAAGCCCTTCGGCTGGTTTGTCGAACCCGTGCCAAGCAGCGCAGCAAGGTCAATAGCCAGCGCGTGAACCAACGTGAGATCCTGACGCACAAGCGCGTCAACACCCACGACCGACTGTTGCAGCAACATACGCGAATACTGCGTAGAAGCCTGAAGCTGCTTAGGCGACATGGTGATTAGGCCAGTCGTCAGGTTGGACTCAGACACGGTGCTGGTGTTATCACCAACCCAGTACGCGGTCGCGGCCCCAGTCTGCTTCGGAAAGGCGATGTTGCTGGTCAAACCACTGAGCACCTTTGCACCAGCCGCAACAACGACTGACGCATTACGCAGCAATTCGATGAAATCATTGCCGTACTCGGTGAACACAAGCTCCGTCGCGGCAGTGCTGGTATGCGCGTCAATCGCCCGCTGCATATCAACCGCACGCTTGGACCCCGGATCTCCACCGGATGGCGCATAGAAGCCGCCATGCTGGGGGATAGCGCCACCAAGATGCTTCTGCAAGGCGTCGGAGACCTCGGTCTCAAAACCACGCTTACCATCCGAATGATTCAGGATGGCGCGAGAAATCGAATACTTCGACATCTCTTTGGCGCTGACACCAATCGCAGCAGCAGTCGAATCAACCGCTGGCCCAGCCGCCCTTTTGGCGTATGCAGCCATGATCTCATCGCTGATGTCTTTCACACTCCGACCAGCCGTAATCCAAGACGGCAAGTCGTTCTGTCGCCCGTGCGTGGTCGCCAAAGCGGCCAGTCCACGGGTGTTTTCTACCGCCAAATCTGGCCCAACCACAACAGCGGGCACGGCGGGCGTGGCCGGGACGACCACAGGGGTGATTACAGCTTCGGGCACTTGAATGCTCTCCTGTTGTGGCGCTATTGCGTCCACGGTTGCGAGGGAACGGATTACTACGGGTAGCGCGTCCTCGTGAATCGCGCGGCCCACGCCGACCGTATAATCCTCACCGGCCGCTACTGAACTAACTTCATGTGGAGCCCACTTCGTCGCACGGTACGTCGGTGGGGTGTTCGTCTTGGGATCGCCCTTACCAACTTGCGTCAGTTCCTTCGTGCGATACCCAACAGATATGTTCGGCCGGATTCCCGACCGCATATCACTGAAGATGGCCTGTGCATCTGGCCGCTCTGACGGTCGCGCCATGCCGCGCAACTCTCCGTCCTTCAGCGTAATGTCTTCGACAACCCCAATGTGATTCGCGGGATTGCTCAAATCGTGCTCCATTACCAGGGGCAGGCCCGTTTTCGCACGCCCCATATCAACTTCACTCGGCTTATGGCCGAGCACTTCAACAAAGGAACCATTCCAACCCTGTCGAGTGACGGGAGACTCGGAACTAATTGAAATTGGAATACGGGTGTCAGACTCTTTCACACCGGGAATTGCATCTCCAGGGTACGCCGGATCAACCGGATGAATCGTGACGGCTCGATAGAAGATTCCCAACTGCGCTTTACTGTCCACTGTCTGCGTCTCCGGGGCTTCCTGTGTTACCGGAGTCCCCGGTAGTGCTTGGTTCGGCATTAGCGGGGCCTCCCCCCATAGGATGTGGCGGCATTGGCGGTGCCGTGTTCAATGTGATTCCGTGTTTCGCTGCCAACTGGTCCTCATCTGCGAGGTCGCGGAATATGTCTTCGATGTCGTGGCCCTCTTCGGCCGCTTCTATCGTGCGTGAGGACAAACCATTCTGAATCCCCATGACGGCGGCTTGTCGATCCTTTAGCGGATCAGTCCACTGCCAGCCACGCGGGATGAATGTGGGCTCGGCAAGAGCAATCAGGTCTTGCGGTGGGATCTTGAGTTGCCCACTCAATGCCGCCATCGGTAGCCACGCCTTGTAGACGGGCCGCAAGAAATGTTCAATGAGGTATGAGTGCTGCAAACGCCATTGCTCCCGTTCCTCAATCAGTCCAGCACGCGATGAGGAATAGTTTGCAGCCGACAGGTCTCCGGTAAGTGAGGAAAAGGAGACGTTGAGCCCGGTTGACACGATACGGAGTGTCGCCCGAATGAAATCCCCAAACTGCTGCATCGGATGCTGGGGATCGTAGTGGTCTACAGTCATGCCGGGCGGCAACTCAGACCAGCTACCGGGCGTCATATCCATTGAAGGATGTATCGTAGTTGCTGTCTCCTGGCTGGTCATCGCCGTCTCAGCAGTCGGGAGGAAGAAGCCCAACTTAGCCGACGATGCCCGTGAGGCAATCAACTCGTTTTCGATATACGCACCGAGCATCCGAAGCGGCATCATTACAGCCGCGAAGGACGACACACCACGGACCTGCCCAATCCGCAAACCCAGCGGATTTTTCAGGTGGATCATTTCATCGGCGGGAATTACTATAATTCCCTGATCCGGCATCGAATCGGTCGGGTGGCGTTTCCAACAGTGGTAGGCCACTACTTCGCCGTTCGGGTTGGTTTCAACACCCATCGTGATGCTATTCTTGCCGGGGGCACCCTGTAGATTGACCTCCTGATTCAAAAGGTCGGCGTCAATCTGTTGGAGCGTGAAACCAAAGGCATTTTTAGCACCCTTGATAAGTCGGAATAGGGCTTCGCCGTCCGTGTGCATGGCGGCTACTGCACCAGACTGATGATCTAACCATGACTGCCCCTTACTCAATGAGGCATTTTCCATCGTGCCCCACACACGCCAAGCGTCCTCAATAGCCGCATTCTCAGGACTCCGCAACTCACCACCATCAATTGTCGGTGTGCGCGCCCTGAGACGGATTCCCTTTGGACCTACGACGTTCGCCTGACACATACCGATAAAACGACGGGCCAGCGCATTATCACGGACCAGTGCGCGTGCTCTCGCGCGAATCTTGATGAGATCGAATTGGATCTCTTGACGCGGCGACATGATCGACGCGAACCAGTCCTCCGTGAAACGACTGACCTGGGCGGCTTCATATACACGCTTCGTCAGCGGACGATTTATCACACCCAACTCGATGAGCGCACGCTTGAATCTGCCGGGGCTCTTTACTAGCGCGGTGCCTGCCATATTAGAACTCTCCATATGCTGCGGACTGGAGCAGCAGCAGGTACTCGGGCTCTGTGATTTGCGCGGGTCCGAAGCGGATGAGATAGTCGCGCGTGAGTTGCCCACCGCGCCGCTCGCGATTGACTGCACACGCAAGGGCGTTACGCAGCTTCCAAAGATCGGTAAGCCGGGTTTTCGTTATGCTGCGGCCCGCGATGCTGTATGATTCCACGTCCTTTGGCGTGCGTCCCTCTAGCACAGCCTCAACAGCCGCAAGCTGACGCTCTAAAAAGCTCTGCTGACTGCGACCCGCTGCGAGGTTAGGGTCTGGGCGAACCTCAACCGTCCCACCCGTCACCGTCGTAACAACGCCGCTGAGTGTGACACGGCCGGTATAGCGATACACTCCGGGGACAAGTGCTTCACTGAGCGCCGGGGTCAGCGTCGTCAGGAACCCAGTAGAGTTGTTGGGGTCCGTGATGGCGGTAACTTGCAAAGTTGTGGGACCAGCAAATGCAAAACTGAGCACCCAACTATCAGCAGGCGAGTAGTCATCAAAGCTCGATGTCCAAGAAACCGTGTCGCCAGCCCAAAAATGTGGTGGCACACGCTGCGGAACATCGGGTGTGGGGGCGGCCATTCGGTTGTCTCATGGACACGGGGAAAAAGAAAAAGACGCCCCAACTATGCGGGCGTCGTTATGTCGATCCACTAAATACTTCTTCACAAGTACAGACGTTACGTCACATCTAAAACCGCCAACTATTCATGTAGTCGCGTCCACCACGACGAATAGCGGGACGCTGAACAGGTGGGCGCATGGCCGTAGTCGGTATTTCGGTGATGGCTGGGGGCTCGGGAGCGGCAATAATGTTGCCGTTTGTTGCCGTATCGGGCTCTGGCTCGGGGTTTAGTTCCTTCACCAATGCCACCAAATCCACTCTGCCCCGGTGCGTGAAGGCTGCGAGTGCATACACCAGCATGTCTAGCGCCTCATTTCTGGGGCGCATCGGCTCATAAGTACGTGTCCGACGACCACGGCTGATATGCCCCACAACCTTTTCGGCCGTGAGTTGGGCAAACCACTCTGTATCGGCGTCCATCGGAAAGTGAACATAGCCGGGACCGGGTGCAGCAATACGCAGTCGAGAGAAAATGATGTCCTTTGCAGTGATGGTGCCGACTGGAAACAGTAGGACGCCCATCGAGTTTGGATTCCCTGGCCGACCTAGTAACGGCGCACCATCCCCACCTACACCCTTGATCGCGATGACGTGGCGTCCCTGACGCGGTGCAACGAAACGGTAGACAGCATCCGTGTTGTGTCCACCTGTGTCGATAGCCGTAGCCTGAATGCGAATCTCTCGCCCACCTTCATGCTTGTAGGGCTTTAGCAACTCACGATCAAGCTGATTCCACACGTCGGGCGTGCCGGGATCTCCCCATAGCTGCACAGACCGAATACTCCACGACTCTTCGCCAATGCCAATGCCCCATGTGTTCAACTCTAGGCGGTCGCCCTGTACATCGACGCCTGCCACAAGGATGCCAACTTCGTGTGGCACTTCCGCCCTGTAGTTCTCGCGCCGTGCCATCAGGCTTTCAGGCTCGATAGCCTCTCCCATGACTTCCCACGTCTCGCCAAGCACTGTGTTTGTCCATGTCTGAAGACGTGTGGGGCTACCCTTTGCTGCAAGAAACTCGGTGACAATCTTTGCCCACGTTATCCACGGTGAATATAGGGCGCTGATATGAAATCCAACGATATGAGATGTGGGATTCAATGCTACCCACTCCGCATCACCGCCCGCTTCCTTGTCTGCAACCATCTTGCGCTTCTTTGACTCAGGAATCGCGCTCGCGCAATTCTCGCAGCAGTAGGTGACATCGCCATTGAAGTTTTTACTGTCGAATATCAAACCCTTCCACAGTAGGCGTTGCTTATGGCCGCAATCAGGACACGGCACCATGTACACACGCTGATCGCTCTCATTATAGGCACGCTCGATGTGCGAAAAGCCTTTCAGCTTCGGCGTCGAGCCGCGAATGATCTTGCGCCGCGTGCCGTAGGTCAGCGTACGCTTCTCTGCGAGGCTAACCGGATCGCCCTCATCTCCCGCTGAGTCAGGAAAACGGTCCTCTTCGTCTACAAGCACTACGCGAATCGTGCGTGAGGCTAGCGGGGCAGGTGCGTTTGCACCTACAACCGTGAGATGACCGCCTGTAAATACCTTATGGAGAATCGTGTTCCCGCTGTCGCGGGATCGTGGCTCTTGTACAGAGTCCTTGAGGACCGGACTGTCAGCCAGCGCGGGTGCGAGTTTGTCGATTGACCACGCGCGGCCCATATCGACAGACGGTTGGACAACCAGAATGGGTGATGGGTCTTGATGGATGTAGTAGCCGACACAGTTGACCAGGGCTTCCGTGTAGCCCACCTGTGCAGACTTCATTACCACCACTTGCTCGATGCGCGGGTCAGACATCGCGTCCATGATCCCGCGAAGCGGCGGAAAACGATTCGTGCGGTATTGGCCCGGCTCTGCACTAGCGGATCTTGACAGTACTCGGTACTTATCAGCCCACTGTGAGAGTGTTAGGCGTGGTGCGGGGATGAAAACCTTGCGGTACAGGTCGCGACGACGCGCACGCCATGCCCGCATAGCGGTTGGATGCGTCTCCATTACTCCCCATCCTCATCATCTGCCGAGTCCAAGATAGAGTCTTCACTGTCAGCAGCGGCTTCTTCGGCGTCCAACTCATCGGGAATTGCCTGTAGCATCTGCAATACTTCGCGTACCGCAGTGCCCAATAGCTCGCGAATATCTTCCGTCGCCATATCCGTCAACTCTGCGGCGTACTTATCGGGGAGCGTTTGCAGCTTCGCACGCACCTTAGACCCGAGTGCCGCAAGCTGTGCGGCCATATAATCTGTGCTGACCGTTTCAGCGCGGACTTTGGCTAGATCATATTCCGCCATTTCGGCTTTGGCGGTTGCGGCTCTCAGGTCAATGGTGCCCTTCTTCTCGGGCTCTTGCTTGTAGGTGATGTACCACTGGACTACGGCCGGGCCGCTGTACTTGTGGGCACTGCCGACGCGCACACTGGGGAGACCGTCGCGGCGTAGGGTAGAGATGTGGCGCGGCGTAACGCCTAGCAGGTCGGCTATCTCATTGCGGCCTATAAGGGCGTCCGTGCCGGGTGCAATCTCGGCCACGGGGCACGCTCCTATAGAGGTAAGCAAACGAGTGTCACAATTTAGACTGTCGCTGCGGTTTCTCTCTCGCAGACTTTTGTAGCATACTACAGGATATGGCGCGCAAAGCCTGGGCCTAGCGTGCTCCCGGCCTCATGCGACACCCTCTATCCGTCACGCGCTAAGTACCTTGGCCCTTCCGTTTCAAGGGGTTATTCGCCTCGTTCGCGGGCTAACTCGGTTGTCGTGGGGCTATACTATCACACTCCAGCCACGAACCACGACGACGCTATGCCGAAGCTGTAGAATGGCACCTAACTTAGTCACACACATCTGTTTGCTGTTTAGTAAACAACACACACCCGTTTACAAAAGCAACCAGGGGCACCGTTACAGCCTAGCCGACGCGCTCTAAGTGGTGGTGTGCGACCGCTTGTCGTGCAGCTTCTACAGTAAGGAACGGCTTGGCCGCAAGCCACCAGTTGCACACGTTGCACGACGGCACACGTAGACAGACGGCCACATCACCAGCACCACGCCTTACAACCACGCTTCGCGGCGGTCTGTGGTCTATTGCCTGTGCCGACGCACCACAGTAAGCACAGAGTAGACCACTATGGCGCTGTGGGCCACTATATAGCCGCTCTACGTCTCTATACTGTGCATTGCGAATAGTGCGTGGCTTCGGTACGGTGGCACGCTGGCGCTTCGTTGAGCGCCACGCATCGTACTCGACATATCGTTGTGTAGCACCATCTTTCCACGCCACTTCATGTGCATCGCGAACCATTTAACCGCCCACAGATAAAGCGTCACGCACCTGAGCCACTACCACTGACCAATCATGCTCTGGCGTATATGCCTGTCTGTACAGATGTGCGGTCGGATACCACACTGACTCACCGCCAGCCATACCCCACAGCCATGCACACACGTCGGGTAGCAATAGATGTAGCGGCTTGCCTAACGCGGCGGCTAGGTGTGCCACGGACGTATCTACACTCACTACGGCATCACAACCACACACTAGCGCGGCAGTATCAACGAATGACTTGATGTCATGCTTGACTAGCTGTGGATAGGCGTCAGCATCAATCAACGCTTCAGCATCAACAGCCAGTGCGTGCCACGTAATGCCCGGTATGGTAAACAAGGGCTCTAGTGCTGACAGTGAGACAGACCGCTGACGATCATGCACGTAATCCCTTCTGCCTTGCCACACTATGCCGATGTGCCTGCATGGACATTCTACTGCTCTTTGTCCCTTGTCACTTGAAAACTCCGTCGTTGTGGCGCTGTGCAGATAAGGCACCGTATCAGCGTACTTATTAGAATCGAGCGCCATAGCGTCGAAGCCAGGAAGTTGTTTATCCCACTTCGGCCACGTATCCGGTAACGCATCATCCACAACGATAACATTGGTGAGATCCGCGAAGCTGTGACGAACGAAAGGCAGCATATCGGCTGAAACCGTGACCACAAGCTGCTTGACGATCTTTGCGAAAGGTCGCACGTAGCGAAGACACAGAAATGTGTCTCCGTTGCCTTGCTCACGATGAAACAACAGCGTCCCGTCAAATGCGTCGCCATTCCACCAGTTTTCTGCGGTCATAAACGCGCCGCGAAAGTTTAGCGATGAAAAGCCGGGATTGTGCCAGCGTTGCTGATAACGGATCGGGCCTTCAGGCAATCCGAACGACATCTCGACAAATGACCGCTCGTATTCGTCGGCGCTATTTTTGCACGGCAGCGACAGTGCGACTTTGATCGCTTCAGACCAGAAATCCATCTGTCCGTGTTGTCGCCACTGTTGCGCCATACCAAAGATTGCAGCAGCAAATGTCGGATCAGCTTCTAACGCTGCGGCATATGCCAGCATCGCATCGCCCGCGTGCTCTGGACCCATGTTGCAATACGTCTTTGCGAGTCCGTACGTCGCAATCGCTGTCGGAGCAAGGCTGATTGCCTTCTTGAACCACGACACCGCTTTATCCCATTCACGCATCGTGCAATAGATGCACGCCATGTTTACATAGACACCCGCTAATTTGGGCTCTATTGAAAGAATGGCGTGATAGCCTTTCATTGCGTCAATGAGTGCGCCGTTTGTCTGATCTTCAGCCGCCTTCTCAAAAAGTGCTTGTAGCCGCTTCGCCTTCGCTAACCGTGGCGGCAAAGCAAACCGCTTTTCTGCACTCGGGATGTAAAGCGACGGCATGATACCTTTAGGAAGGGGGTAACGATGTAAAGGTTTAGGAAATGGGTAAGTCAGACAGCAGGCCCTTGATTCCGTGCAACGAGATTTCGCCGTCCTTGTCACGGACATAGGCCGGACAAAGGTGCGGCGTACCATCAGGCACAGCAGCACCTTGGACTAGAACGTGCCACGTCAGCCCACCATTCACAACGCCAACAATCGACAACTCAGGCGGTAGACGCAGCATATCGTGTACAAGCTCAGGCGTTATCTCGATGATCCCGATATTATGTCCCGCTAACATTGGCTTTGCTCCTGCCTTTATCGGCATTCAATGCACACACGTCGGCAACTGCACATTCCAATTTCCGATACGAGGCGTAAAACTTTACCTTCTCGCGCACCGCTTGCAGGCGTAAAGCTCCGGCTAGGACGAGGACATTAGAAAGCATTACGGTGCCCGCCCCACACGCCAGGCATAGTCGGAGAGCCCGCATTTGTTACTCCTGGCGGTCTTTGAACGCATCGCCGTGAAACCGGGCTGGCAGTTGTGACCGCAGTATCGTTTCTGCCTTAGAAGCATCGTCGATAGCCGCAGCAATAGAGGAGACAGCAGGTGACATAGAGTCGGCAACGCGCGTGCGCTCATTCACAATGCCTGTAGCTTCACCACTTGCTTTCGTCAGTCGAAGTAACTCCGTGAAACGACCGTCGATTTCCACCTTTATTTCTGACACATGGCGCATCGTTTTCCACGCCATGAGTGCGGAAAGCACAGAGGAAACTGTCAACGGTACAACCACGAGAATAATGTTCAAAGTGTCCGTGGTCATAGTACAGCCTCAGTTGTGTGTGAGTATGTTGTGCGTTTACGATAGTGGTCTCTATTATGCGCGGGCCAGCACGCGCGACAGTGCCGATTACCACAAGAGTCGATCCAAAGATTATCACCCGCATACGGGTGGCCCTGTGGACAGTGCATCTTTCCGCTGTTAGTAATATCGCTACGCAACAAGTTCTCTCGATCCGTGGCGGGGCGTACATGCAGCGGATTTACACAGCCGGGATTGTCACACCTGAAATGGTCAAGGCCAAGCCCGACTGGAATTGGCCCAACAAACAATTCGTAGCAGATGCGATGAGCATAAGCCGTCTTGTTGCCGATCCGAAACGTGCCATAACCACCTGAGCCGCCCTTACCCGCCAACCATTCCCAACAGCCTATAGGATCTTCAGGTAGCCGAATCTTCGCGCACAATCTCTGCATCTGTGTTCGCTTCATACTCCCTACTGAAAAGTGGTGTACAGCGCCACTAGCTATCGCAGGCTTACGCATAGACCGGCCATGCGGTGTAGATGTCTACACCGTTCTGCCAACCCGTAGTCCGCAGCAAATGCCGAATGTGCTTGTTGCAATCGGTGGCGATAAAGGCTGCCACCATAGCTTTTTCCCGCGTAATGAACAGAATCTCATCTACCCACATCGTAGCCGTGATTGGCCCAAGCGATGCAGTCACTTTGCGCGTAAACGTGTGCGGATTCGTCGTATGCGTCAGTGCCATCCGATCAAAGCCATATGTCGTGTCGATCATGGGGTCCGGTTGTTTATTTGGCTGGACGTGCGGTGCGAACAGCATTCGCGAAGAAGCGCGGGAAATTGTCACGCAAAAATGCCGGGATGATAGCCACTGCGGTTTGCTGGAATTGAAGCAGAGGTGAAATCGGCACATCCGGCAACAAGCTAAATAGCAGTCTGATCTCTCCTGGCCCTACGCGCTGATAGATCGCTCGACGATTCCCACCAGTGAGCAGGAACGTGCGGTCTGCGCCCTTCGTCGTGTTGCCCTTCGTCACTAGATCCATTGCGGACGGTCGCTTGCCCATTGGGATGACCTCTTCACGCGGAAACGCAGCACTCGCTGGTGCGGCGATAGAGCGCGAACGCTCTGGCGTCTTCGATCCTCCCGTTTCAAACTTCTCAAGGAACTTGGCGACCTGCGGCGAAAGCGAAATGATCGCCGTCATTGGATTCTCTCGCTTATCGGAGAATTTTGCCACTTTGACTTCACCCAGCACCCAAGGACGCCGAATCACAAAACGCTCCGTCATTCCTGCACGTTGTCCGCTCTGGAAGGCCAAGGCGGCTGCGTTGATGGTTTGCGACAGGGCAAAGGGAACTTGGTTATTGGCTACGTCGTCTAGGTGCGCGAAGATCGCCAGAGGGCGAAACGAAATGGTCGCCGCTATTGGCATCGTCATGTCCCCACTGAAAAAAGAAATTGCCCCAGCCGGTTTCATCCGACTGGAGCGCGTGAAAGGTTGACGGAATCTCAGTCGCATCAATAGGCGACTAGATCATGTCAGAGCACGTTGAAATGACGCTTTTGCAGTTGGTACAAAGCAGTTTGCACCGTCCTGCCTCAACAACAGACGCAACGCCGCACACGGGGCAAATCTCATCAGGCAATAGACAATCCTCTGGGGGTGAGTGGTGGGTGTAGCTTGGTTTTTAGCCAGAACCAAGCGAAACTGGTATTGCTGGACCGGAGCCATGACTCTTGCGCCAGTGGACTGTCGGCCTCAGTTACGATCAGGATTCTCAGAGTGCGGTTTCTTCTTATGCCGCTGCCCTAAGTGAGATAAGCAGCTAGACCGTTCCCATGTTGAACCTTGCCCGACTATGCGGATCTCTTGTCATGGTTCCGGGGTAGTTAACGGCCGACTACTTACTCGTACTTACTTCTTAGGAGCGGGCGTCGGCGTCGGGACCGGAGAAGGGCGGGGCGACGGGACTGGGCTGGGACGCGGTGATGGGATTGTGGTGTTCATTGGTGGCCTCTGAAGTTGATAGGTTAGAAACGATTGCAGCCACCGCTGGTATGACGGCTGCAACAGGAATGAGCGCACCTTGCTTCGCGGCAGTCACAAGTATATCGAGTGCCGTGTCTTCTATTTGTTCATCCGCTTTCGCGCGGGCTAAATCGCCTTCCTCGGCCAGTCGGCCGTGGTCGGATTGAATGCGATTGAGTCCATGATTGAGAACGTGTGCAACCCACACACTCAATGAGAGTGGGAGATGTGCGTCTGAAGCGCGCCGAACGCGGGACGAAATGGTTTCGTCGGATATGCCCCCGAAAAGAACGTTTACGCCCACATCCAACGCGATCAAGCATCGGTGAAAATAGGCACCGACTCTAGGAAACATCGCGGCCTCATTAGGTGGGGGAAGGGGTTTTGTCGAGACCCCATACTCGTTCCTTAGCGTACTAAGCTCTACTAGCCGTCGCTAGGCCGCCGACGCTTTGGAAATTACGAAACGATCTGACCGCCAACGAGTGCGGCACCACCTTGGCTGGTAGAAAGTGCGGTCCCGTTCCCAACCGTCACACCAGCAGGCGTCGAGACAGTGGGCGTCTGGACAGCCGGGACAAAAGGCATCAAAGTGCCCACGGCGGGCTCCCCTTTGACGTATGGCACCGCCAACCGCACAGCGGTATCAATGACCCGAAGCGGAACGGTAACGTTCGGCACGGGCTCGGGGCCGACAGCAGCATCGGGCGTGTGCGGGATGGGCAGCGCACCAACATGCCCAACAGCAAGCACTAGATCGTCTGTGCGCGGTGAGGCAGCAAGGTCCAAGGCAACAGCCGAAGAGGGCGAACCAGCCGGAACGGGATAGACCGTAGCCGCTGAAACCGCCGTGGGGTAGGACGCCACTGGATACGTGGGGTTACTCATTTTTACAAACCTCTCTTGCTAAAGTGATGGGCGGTTGGCCCGTTTGCGTGATACTACGAAATGAGCTTACCGCTCATCAGCCCTGATGCCGACGTGCCAGCAGACACGGGGACAACAGGAACAGCAGGAACAGAAGGCGCAGTAGGAGCCGCAGGCATCGAGCCAAACGGAGCCGCAGCCGCAGTCAACGCAGTCAGCTTGGCGATGAGCAAATTACAAATCGCTACGCTTGCATTCGGGTGCGCGGGCTTGTCGTCACGGAAAGCAACTAGCGCGGCCATATCTCCAGCAGCATAGAAGCCATTGAGCAAAGATTCGCGCTGCGCTTCACGACCGACAGCCGCGAGACCGGGGAAAATCACGTCAAGGAAGGGTAGCAAAGTCGTGACAAGCGATTCAATCTCTGCCATGATGGGTGTCGGAAGACCGGCCGCTCCAAGTGATGCCAACAAAGTGTCGATGGCATTCACGACGCCGGTAACAGCGGCGGGAGTCGATGTAGTAGGCGAGACGGTCGTGGTCATAAAGCAAAAACTCCTGTGATGTGGGCATCTGCCCGTGGGTGCTGCGTGCTACAAAAAGAAAAGCCACCTGTGATGGTGGCAAGATTTACGGATAGCTGCATGGTGACTTTACGTCTTACTGCGTCGTTAAGGGACCGGCAAGCTGTAGTGCATCAAGCGGCAAATCCTCGTCATCAGATTCATACGTGCGGTAGCCACCATCGTACGATTTGACGACAAGGCGTGGTGGCCGCCAGTCCTCCGCGTCGCGTGCAATCGTGCTCCAGTACGCAGAGGCTACCGTGCTATTCGGCAGTGGCATACGGGCCGCTCATCTCCATCTCTAGGTCGCGCACTTCAACCGTCTTGCCGGTACTGCTTGGCTCGGCTAGAATAAGAATGTGTTTAGCGAGCACCTTAGTGCTTTGCATTGGCGTGCCGCGTGACTTGGATGTGTAATCAGAATACTCAATAGCCCCTTCAACAAGCACGTACGTTCCGCACACAACATGCTGCTCAACCATGCTTGCAAGGCCAGGACGGTCAAGGTGATCCCATATCTCAACCTGATGCCGCATATCCTGTTTTTTCATTTCGCCGTCCGCGCCTTTCCACTCCTTGACCGTACTGACGATCATATGCGCTACACGTTTACCGCGTGCGGTAACTTGAATATCGGGATCGGCAACGACCGAGCCAATGAGTGTGACTTTATTGATGCCCCTCATAAAACGGGTGCCTCAGTGTGTAGGTTAGGCGAAAGCTCGCTTGTTGCTTTCATATCAAGCAAATGCGTACGAAGCATCTAAGATTTCCCGAACGTCCCATGTCCCGAGTGGTGGCAAAGGTGGAATCGTCGCACCAGTGGCACGCCACTCGGCCGCGAGTCTTTCCAGCACGTTGTCAGAGTACAAATTCACAAACTCGACTCTGAGCGCGCGAGCGAGTACGGGCACGTCGCCAGCGAGCACACTAAAACCGTCGTGTATGCACCCCATCGACGTAATGCTCGCCGCATGGAGTCGGTTGACAACCAAATGAAGGTGGGCGGCATCACATGAATGCGTGAAGTTGGGACTGATACCGTGCCGCAACCGAACAAAATCGAGTTGGTCGGTCGCCACCATATCGAGCGGGGAATAGAATCCACCAGCAAGTGGGATGCACGTCACTCGGCGCGGACGCATCTTAAACGAATCCTGCACCACTCGCAGCCCGGTAGGCGCGGTCCACGTCACACTTCGCCCTGTGTGCTCGGCAACCGCATCAGCGGCGCTCTGCAACCAGTCGCGCACTTTCAGCGTACCGCCCGCTTCCGCAGCAATAACGGGCTGTAGCTCTGCGATCAGCCACGCACACGTCTTCTGTGGCAGCACGGCATTTACCTTACATGCCGTCGTGAACTCTACCCACTTCTGCGGATCATTGAACAGTGAGCCATACAGCGCATCCGTCTGCCCGTGCGGGGTAGATCCATACGCCGTAGTCATCACGGCCGACTTGACCAGATCGCGGTCAATGTCACCAGCAGCCAGCCACGCCTTAGCCTCTGGCGTCTCGGACCCTAGTAGCCGTGCGCGAAGTTTGGCAGCAAATTGCCCGTACGCATCTTGCGGCCGGGGCAGGTTGGTAAGATTGACGTTTGCCGCGCCGACTGCATCTCGCAACATCGCGCTCTGATGTTGTGTCCCACTCATCGTCGCGTCGAGCAGGACTGGCAAGTGTGAGAATAGGTGGCCGGTCGTGAACCACTCAGCCAATTCAAAGCAACCCGCGAGAAATTGGAAAGGGGCGTCTGCCACCGTCCACAGCGACACCGTGGCAAGTGGCTCCGCAGCTATCGCGATGATCGTAGCGGACCACTCATCGACCAGTGCAGCACGTTCGGCAAAGGTCAGACTGCCGACACGCACGCCATTGATCTTTCCCCAGTGCCCGGCTACTGCACACTTCAGCCATTCGGCACTGGTGCTATCAATCTCGCAGCCTTCCGCGAATTGGAGCAACGCGCGGATAGGGTCCGCGCCGTGAGTGTTGAGGCTCGTTGGAATCGGATACACACGCCCGCGCCAATCAAGGGACTGTGGATAGTAGTGCGGATCAGCAAGCTGCTTTGCGATAAGCACGGCCCGTGCAACAACATTGCGCTTGCCAGGATTCACACCGCGCCACTTATGCCATTCGCTCATGGCATATTTCCAATCAGCATAGGCGAGGCTTGCCGCCTTTCTCTCGGCGCGCATGTCGTCCGTAGCCGCCGCGTCCCACTCAGCCGACCACTTGCACGGTGGCGCAATGGCAGCGGGTTTCGGTAGGTCGGCGGGCAACGAGTCAACTACAATCTCGCCAGCAATAGCACGCTCGACGTACGGGAGCACGCGCTGATTAATCATCCACGGCACGGCAGACAACGCATTGACGGCACCACGAACGACCGTCAGATCCGAGCCAGCCGGATCGCCATGAATGGCGAATCCACGACTACGGACAAGGGGATGATAGCCGGAAAGCTCCTGCGAATAACCGCCGCGCTCAGTTTCGGTGTAGGGCAGTGGCACGTAGCTAGTTGGCATTTCTCGCGGATGCAGCAAGGCCCGCTGCTCAATATCGTCCGCAAGTCTGCGCTGCGTCTCGGCCGTAGGCACAAACCGTTTTTCTGTGTGGAACTTCCGTTTGCCGTAGGCGTTCTGCTCCTGTATCTTCTCAACGGATGGGGCAGAAAACAGGGGTGCATCAGCGGTCGCAACATACATCGCGTCAATAAACTCTACGCCAACTCGCAGCCGATCATCTCTATTTAGCGGTTTCTCACGGTTGGTGCCCGAACGACGTTCCGCCGCTTGAAATGCGCGGTAGCCGCCACTCTTAAGCAGCTTCACCGCAGCCGCATAACGTTTCTTCTCGGAAGACTGAAAAGCTATCGTATTCACTACGGCAAGCAGCGAATCGCTGATTCGGTACGCAGCCTCATTAAGCAAATCCCCTTCTGTCAAGCCTATGTGTGACAGCAACTCTTGCAAGACAACCAAAGCACAGCGGGAGGGTCCGAGGGAAACGAGCCACGTAACAAACATGGGCCACTGTTGCGGACATCCGCCCATATAAGACGCAAGAACACTTTTCAGATGGGCTTCCAACTTTGGAAACGTTTCATCTATCAACGTGCGAACAGGCGCTAGGCGCACCGCATGGCCCGACTCTAGTGCAATAGCGGCTGTGGCCCGGTACCGCCTTACGCCTGACGCAATCATTTCCCGCTCGCTGATGCGAGCGAACATTTCTTGCTCTACCGCTTGACTCAGCATCGTTCCTCAATCAGAGAGAGTACGCAGCAAAGTTTTAGAGTAAGTCAGCGCCCTCATGCCCGTACAAACAGTCCCCGCATATGCCATCCGGCCCTATCCGCACGTCGTCCCGCTGGCATAGCTCACAGCAGGCGTCTACCCCATCGCCATCCTCACCTTTATTGACGTGCGCCAACAGCGCCTTCATCAGCGCCTCAATCAGCGGCTCGGCAATCTCTGCCGTTTGGTACGCAACTTCGTACAGCGGCACCGACACCGGCTCATCGGTCTCGTTGTCGATCCACTGGACCGAAGCGTGCCCGTGTTCACAGACGAAGCCTTCAACGGTACCCGCCTTAATGCGGGCCTTGACCTCTACCATCTCGCCGTCCTCATCCTCCGGCATTTGGAGCAGGTCTAGCTCTGTCACATCGGGAAGCGGAATCGAGAAGCCAACCACGTTGCCGGTCTCGTCGTCGATTACGAAAACCGTATGGTCGTTGCATCCTGGGGTGCTGCACTCCATAAAGCCGCCCTGTTGCGGTGATTGATTCGTGAATTGCGCGAGTCCGTGTTCAGGTATCTTTTTGACATTGCCGCATCAAGTGCGCCCACGCACGCCT